ATAATTTCCGTCTTCGGCAATATTAATCGCAGATTCATATAGAGTCTTTACACGATCTATTGGCTGTTCATCTGCATTAAATACTTTTTGTATTTTTCTGACAGTTTCTACGGCTTCAGGATTTAAGTACTCTTCAGCAACATCTTCAGCAATTGCTGCTACTTCTGTTACCATTGGTTCATCTAGTACACCATTGTTTTCCATTGCAAATGCTGCTGCTTCTTCAGGATTATTGTACAAACCTATTAATTCTCCTGTTTCAGCATCAGATACTGGATACATAATAGATGGAGCAGATCGTCTTTCTTCATCAGCATTACCTGCAGCGATAGATGCGTCGAGAGTGTTGACAAATTGTTGATATTCTGTTGGGTTTAACATATCTTCTGCATATTCTTTGAGTGTCATGCCTTTTGCTTCCATCATCTCAGCATCTATAGCTTTTAATTCTTCTTCGCTATTAATATTATCTGCTACATATAACATTGCATTCTCATCATCATCAATGATACCAGAAGATTTTAAAGCTATATCTGTAAGTGAAGCATCTGCTCCAAACTTTTCTTCTATTCCTTCTCTTGATTCTATTTTATCTTCACCTGAAAAATACTCAAAAGAAGACTTAAAGAATTCAGCATATGAATCAACAATCTTTTGCAATTCTTGTTTACCTGATTCTACAATCTTTTTTCCTAATTCAGCCATTGTTGTTTTCTTACCTAAGAAAAAGTAATCGTAGATAGCTTCAACAATATTATCAGCACCAATTATCTTATAAACATCTTCGCCATACAATACACCCATTACAACACCCAAAACTGTACCAACAAGATTACCAAAAACAGGTAAAACGAAAGTGCCGATCAAATTTCCTACTGCAGTAAAAATAATTGTAGTTATCCATGTACCGCCAATCAATCCCACAATATCATTAATGTTTTTCTTCATACGAGTATGAAATTCTGCTTCAGTGATACTATTAAACATAAACGCCATCAAACCATCTATCATACTATCGATAATTTCAAATATAATAAGATATTTGAGTGGTTTTGCAAGAAATCCTTTAAAGAATTTTATCATAAACTTAGGTAATTTACTAATAGCTGATGTAACTTTTGCTACTGCTGGTCCTACTACACTAGAAACACCTGAGAAAAATCCAGCAATTGCTCTAATAGGTGCTATAAATGCTCGGGCAACTGGATTTGCTGTTAAAACTTGAGATAATTTACCAAGAGTAGTAGCTGCTTTTTGATAAGCGGATTGTGCTGTACTACTGACTGCGCTCATTTTCTGTACAAACGTTGCTGATTTGGCAGAAATTGTATTTGCTACAGCCTGAAAACCCTTTCTTACATTGAGCCCAGCGGTTCCTAAAGCAACAGTGAGCGCGGCATATTTTTCTTCAATCCCTTCAAGGAAAGATAGATCATCTATCGTATCTCCTATTGTTTCTTCATTCCCTTCTTGACTATCGGCAAAAGCGCTAGCCACACCAGCAAAACCAAGAGTAATTGCTGGTACTAACCATTTAGCTAGAAAACCACCTACTGCAACGCCTGCAACTTTACCACTTTTTCGAAAAACACTGTCTTCTTTTTTCTCTACGTCTTCTTCGTCGCGACGCCTTTCGTTATCACGTTTAGTTTTTTCATTTTGTTTGACTACAGAATTAATAGAATCAGTAAGTGCTTGAAGTGCTTTAATTTGAGATGACAGCGCGCCTACACTATTTGATATAGCCTGTATTTCTGTGCCTTCAGGTACAACAAATTCTGAGAGTACGGAAGTACGATCGTCGTCAAAATATCCTTCGACAATTGGTGCAGTTTTAATTAGACTGTGAGTCTTAATAGGTCGAGTAACAGTTAGATCAACTCTTTCTGCTACTTTGCCTAAAATAATATCTTCAGGTACGATATTTGGTAGCATTATAATAGGATCTGCAACAGCTGTTTCTACATTCGATTGTTTTTCAACAGTAGAACCTATGCTCGTCGGTTGACCCGCTTCTGCAGTTGTATTTTTTCCCGAAATAGCACTCGCCGCTGTAGCTGCGGTTCCTGCAGCTGTTATTTTACCCAAAGCTCCTTTTGCACGGCTCGCTGCTTTAGAAAATCCACTTGATACTTTGCTCAAGCCCGCGGCTGATCGTTTCCGCGAAGCTTTCAGTATTTTTTGTGTTATTCTAGCTATTCCAGTTACTAATTTCGCTGCCATTACCTTGTTTCTCTTTGTTGATCTTCTCTAAAATCATATCAACGTATACTTCCCTTTCGAAAGGGATCATCTCGTTCAACTCTGTTAGTGTGAAGTTGTGATACTGAGTTACGTCAAAGTTTAACTTATAATGATTATAGAGCGTCATATAACTCAGCCCAACGTAAAAAAATCGTCTAGATCCCTAAACACAACCCTTTTTTCTTTCTTATTACTATTAGTATAAGTAACTACGTGTTCGATTTGTGGTGACGTCTCAAAGAATTTTTGAATCTGATTGTATGCATCGATCGGCAAACTTTCTAAAAAATCTTTTTTATCTTTATCGGATTCTTGTTTCCAAAGATATACTTCCTCATTATCAAAAATTTGATCGATACATGCGTTAATCGTAATATCAGTAACTTCCGATAAACTTTGTTTTGATGATAATTCATCAGAAATTTTTGGTGTAGGATATTTTAAAATAAGACCTACATCATCAGTGATCATCACCTTCGTAGAATGATCTTCAGGAAAATTTACTTTGACATCGTAGAGATCAAGTTCTAGGTCATATGTAATTCCATCATCGCTATCTTCTACTTTAAACTTGACAATGTTACCGACAGACACTGCTCTGATTTGTATGAAGATAAATTCCATATCAAAAATAGGAATTTTATTTACGTCAAATCCTTCTGTCAATACACAATTATTGATGATAGCTTTGATAGCGTTATAGATATCGATCCTTTCGCCAGATTCTTTCGCTGTCAATAATATCTTTTCTTCTTTGACCAAAAAAGGTCTAAAAATAATTTCTTCTTTACTCGACGGTAATTCTAAAGAAAACGTCGGAGTATCAATTTTTGGTAATGCCATAATGTCATCCTACTATTTTAAATTTTGTATATTTGTAACTCACTGAAAATCTAGCCAATTCATCGCTCGAGCCCCATGAAAGATTCAGCGGCTCAACACTCATTGGAAAAATTTCTTCGAGGTTATATGTTTTTACTGTTCTACCTTGCCTATTATAAACGTATATCTCCATTCTTGCGACATAATCGTTATAATATTTTGCGCCCATTTTCGTATCAGGCATATCGACAATTTTATCTGCCCAATCTTTAAATTGACGAAGTAATTCACCCTTATCATCAATAGTATGTATAACCGAGATCTCTTGCGGATTAAATCGGTATGGTATGTTATACATTTTACCATTCCCATATGGGGAATAATTATCGACAGACAACCAAGAAATACCAGGTGCTGTAATAGATTCGGCTCTTATCATGATATCCTGATATGTAACTGGAGATCCATATATCGCTACCTTATACATACTAGCAGGTAGATTTTCTTTGACTTTAGATTTCCAGCTGTCTACATTAAAAGACATTTTATGCTCTCTGTATTATTTTTTTAGAATCTCTCCACACTTGTGCTGACTTACCCTTTCTAAATCTTTGAGTAGGCAGCATCAGCGCTATATCCCATTCGTCGTACGGAATCCAAAGAAAACGAGATCTTACTTGTGAATTGAGATAGCGCTTAACGGTGGGCCTAAAGTATTTATATCTTGCAATAGAATTTAGCAGACCATAATTTAATCTAAGCTTTTTAGATTCGCGAACAGTATCATTTCTTTCTATTGCGTATAATCTATCCATCAATCTTGCACGAAATACTGGAGGCAGATAATGCAAGTTCATACCGAGAAAACCATCTCTATATCTATCTAATACAAAAATAAGAGGAAATTGATCATAATATGGCAAAGTGTCTTTTCCTTTCGGATCATAAAAGAACATATACATACGACCGATATCGAGCTCAGTCATTTTGTTGTATGTACGGGCTCTATTTCTTAATTCTCTACGAGTATTAACAGTCCTTATTGATTGAGCTTTGTCGCGATACCAATCACGCGCTTCTTCGCTGCCGACTTCAATGCCTTCTGCTTTACCTTCATCAGCAATCTTCTGAAAGATATATGTTGCCATTAGATTATGCTTCCTAATTCTTTTTCGGTCAGGATAGTAAATTCCCAACCTCTTTCTTCACAATATTTATTAGCTGCTTTCCATTTTGAAGAATTTATACCCCAAGTGCGAACTTCATATAAATACTTCTTAGTAAGTTTTCTTTGCGCGGTTGGTTCTACGGTTTCATGATAAGGTTTGATTTCTACTACGACCGTATCTAGTTTTCCCTCGCGATTAACTTTTTTGACCCAGAAATCTGGAAAATATCGGTGTACACGTCCATCGATTGGAGAGCGATATGGTATTGCAAGTTCTTCGCTCGCCCATTGTTTGACTTCACTGTGGTTATCAAGATACATCATGAAGTTTAATTCCCAGCGACTCCTATAAATAATATTAGTTGGATCGCCGCGATATTTACTGGGATTTTTAGGCTTAAAGACGCCTTTATAAGTCTTACTCATACGCTTATTTATAGGAAATAAAATGGCTCAAAATGACACATCAATTAATGCACTTGGTCCTATAGCTGCTCAATTAAAAACTAATCTTTCTGCACTAGAAAAAGCACAAATTAATTCCATCAGAAATTTGGGTGGAGGATTAAGTGGACAAGCTGGTGTTATTAATGGAGATGTAAGTGGCGCGGTGTCGAGGATTAATTCTACTCAGCGTTCTATGATGGAATTGGGTGCAGATATATCTGCAAAAATGGAAAAGGCTGGAGCTATACAAAAAACAGCTGAACAAGCTTTGCGACCAGGTATTATTTCTACAGTTAACGAAAGAAATAGATTACATGAAAGATTTCCAACGACTCAAAAAGATTTGAGAATAGCAGCAAATAGAAATCCTAGCAATTTTAAAAAGAATCCTAAAGAGCTTATCAAAGAATCAAAAGATAGATTATTGGGAGAAGCCGATTTTAATTATTTTGGTGAAATGTATCCAATGGATTTGAAAGAAAATGCAGCTGCGTATGTAGAATTACATTTTCAACAATATTCAAGAACAGATGCATTTACTGAAGGAAAAGTTAGTGGCGATAAGAAATTTTGGTTGCCTGTACCAGAAAATCTTTCAATTGGATATAATGTAAAATACGAAGAGCGAGATACTGGAATTTTGGGTGAGATTCTTCAAAGTAAATCTGGTAGAGATGCAGTAAAAAATATTGCGGCTGGAGATTTTCAAGCTTTAGGAGATCAAATATCTGCTGCTAGCGGAGAAGATATATCAAATGCAATGTCACAAGTCGCCAATAGAGCGGCATTCGCAGCTCTTAACTCTGCTAGTGAAACTGTTGGAGGATTGGCTGGCCAGATCAAAGGATCTATTCCTAATCCGCATCCCACTATTTTCTTCAAAGGTTTAGATCTTAGAGAATTTACTTGGACATGGAAGTTTGTACCTAGATCTGAAGCAGAAGCTACAAAATTAACACAAATATTAAGAGACATTAGACGATTAATTTTGCCAGAATCTAAAGACGGATTTTTAAAATATCCTTATCTTTTGAAACCAGCTGTATTAAGTGATGCAGATCCTCTAGATATTTACGGTAAATTTAAAAAATCGGCTGTAAAACAATTCCTTATTAATTATACCGGCGAAGGAACATCAGCATTTTTCTATGATGGCAATCCTGTTGCAATTAATTGTCAAATGACTTTCCAAGAAGTAGAAATGTACACGGTGGCAGACGCATAATGACAGCTAGAAATCAATATTTTAAAAAATTTCCTATCACTACGTATCGTGGTGTACCATCTCTTAATATTATGAAAAGAGTAGACTTCAATACAAATGTAAAAAACTTTTACACCGCCTTCTATTCATTTGACGTAGAAACTGGAGAAAGAATAGAAACAATCGCGCATGATTATTACGATGATGTAGATTTAGATTGGCTCATATATCACGCTAATGATATTGTCGATCCTTATTATGACGTGCCTTTGAATTATGATGATTTACAGAATAAAATCAAAGAAAAATATGGCAGTGTAGAAAAAGCTAAAAAGAAAACATATTTGTATAGGACAAATTATGATGGTGATTTAACTATTATTCCAGTAGAAGGTCAATTTGGATATCATGCCTTGCCAGCCGGAAAGAAAAAATATTGGGATCCAGTCTATAACAATGTCACATTAGTTGGTTATCAGCGTAGTCAAGAAGATATATACGCTACGACAAATATGATAATCTCTTTTAGTAATGCCACAGAAACTACAACTAATTTTACTGTAGATGAAATGGTGGAGTTTACATCTGGTAGCAAGTCTGGTTCAGCGACAGTTTCTTTTGCTAATAGCTCGTATACTGTGCTTAGACATATCGATGGAGATTGGAGTACTATGACTAGTAATTTTGACGTAGTAGGTGACGACAGTGGAGCTACTGCTACATTTGATTATTCGACTTATAAGAAAATAAAAGATATAATTCCAGTCGTTGAACAAGTATATTTTACTAAGTATTCGTTTTATGATTTTGAGGAAAAACTTAATGATCAAAAACAACAAATATCTTTAGTAGATAGAAATTATGCAGATAGTCTTAACGAGCAATTAAATAAATTGATGAAGTAGGTACAAAATGTCCGGACCAATAGATGCAGGTGACGTTGAAATAGTTGGAAATGAAATTTTGCTCTCTACCTTTAATGGAGGTAACAGACTTAATATCTATCCTCAAGTAAAAAGTTTTGATATTTATCAATCTCTTGATAACTATACACTTACTGCAGATTTTTATATCGCTGAAGGTATAGATCTCGTTAATAAATTTCCTCTCGGCGGAGAAGAATTTATCCAAATTACTTTTAGAACACCATCACGAGACACCCAATCTTATGTATTTTTTGTAGAAAGTGTACAGGGTATGAAAACAAATGATCAAGCCAATATGCGGTCGTATATGTTGCGTTGTTGTACAGTAGATTTTCTATTAAATTCAACGACTATTTTTTCAAAACGTTATAAAAATGAAAATTACGATGACGCATTAAAAACTGTGTTAACAAAAGATATGCGCGCATCAACTGTCTTACAAACGAATGAATCAACTAAAGGAAAGTTTGATTACGTTGTTAATAATATGAGACCATTCCAAGTAATCAATTTGATTAAAGAAAGAGCTGTATCTACAAATTTTAAATCATCATTATTTGTATTTTATGAGGATGATAAAGGCTATCATTTTCAGACAATAGAAAAATTGATCAAAGAAAGAAAAGGTGGAGCAAAAGGAAAATCTTTTTCATACGATACTGCAAACAGAGCTGAAGATACGGGCAAAAGTATTAATGTAAGAAATATATTAGCATACGAAACCGTGGCTCAAGGTTCTGCAATTAAAAAAGTGACAGCTGGAGCGATAAGAAATCAAGTAAGAGAATTTGATTTGCACCGTGGTACATATTTTAAAAAAAATGAATATGTAAATCTAACTGATCATGGTCAATATGAAAAAACAGGTGATGAAGAAACATTTGATTTTAATAGCGCTGATTATAACACATTTGCTAGTAAGTTTCCTGGTTCAAGTCGTATGGCTATAAAAGATGCCACTCGACCAGAAATGGAACATAATAATAATATACATTTACAACGACCATTTCGCGAAAGAATGTTTCAATATGGTTTAAGAATTAGAGTATATGGTGATACTAGTATTCGGGTCGGCGATATCATCGAATTAAAATTTCCAGAAATTGCTGGTTTGACAGATGGTTTAGGTAAACAGGGTGAAGTATTTTCCGGAAATTATATTATCACTAATCTGAAGCACCGCTGTGATCAGCGTATGAACAATAAATTTGAACACTATATGGTAATGGACGTAGCTAAACCGAATCAATTCGGTAAGTCGCTCGGGTAAAATTATGGCATACTATAATATAGGAGATTCTTTCAAGTGGTTTATGGCTCGAGTTGTCGAGATAGATCCAAAAGAAGATCCACAAAACATGAGATATTTAGGTCGTGTAAAAATTAGAGTTTTACATGACCAAACTGGTGAATTAGGCAAAACTGTCAAAACTTTGGGTATAAAAGACAGTGACTTATTGTGGGCGTGGCCAATTTCTTCTATACAGTCAGCGTCTTTGAGCTATAGAAAAATAGCAGAACTTGAAGAATTTGAAACACCATTTTGGATCGACGCGGTTGGTACATCACCAACAGGAATCGCTGTCGGTACTTATGTGTTTGGCTTTTATCTCGACGGCCATGAAGGAAACATACCGGTTATCTTTGGTACATATCACAAAGATTCTATGTATCCTGAACCGCCGACTGAACAAGGACATGAGTTTTTACAAATTAGGGGGCCAGACGGACCTACATTCGAATATCAAGATGTTTCAGCTCTTGCTAAAGGCTGGCATGAAGACAAGAAGAGAGACACAGCTCTCGATGGTGGTATAGCCCAATCGCTAGAGATGAAAAATGTGACAGCGCCAGGAAAAGGTGGTCAAACATTACCAAAACATCCATATCTGATAGGACCACAACAACTCGTCAAACAGCCACCGTCTGATTATGATACACTTTGGCCTCATAACACTGTTCATACGACTAAGTCAGGTCATGCAATTGAGCTAGACGACACACCAGGACATGAGAGGATACATTGGTGGCATCGATCTGGTTCATATGAAGAAGTATCAAATGGACCAGCAGCGACTAACCGAGACGGTTTAGAAAAACCATGGCCTGACGCAATGGGTCCTGTTGACTGGCTAGAACCAGCAAATAATCATGATCCTTCGGCTCCTAAAGCTAGTTGGTCGGGAAGACGAGTAAGAAAAACAACTGAAAGCGAATATAATTTTGTTTTAGGCAATAAAGAAACATACGTTGGTAGTTCATTAAAATTAGAGATAGCTAAAAATTCTACCACGGGTATCGGTGGTAACAAAGTAGAAACAACAGCCAATAATGCTTATATTGCAATTGGTTATTATCCTCGAACAGCAAATAACGATTTAAGTGGTTTATCTGCTCGATATCAATTATTAGACATTTACGAAAAAGATGCGGATAAGAGAGACGGAGTAAATAAATTACCCGACAATAATAAGTTTAATTTTTATATTGATGTAGCGAACAATATGGCTACTTCTGTAGGTTATGTTTGGGATAATTCTAGAGAATTAAAAACAAAGGAAGAAAAAAATTGGTTTTTAGATGTAGCAAATAATTGCTCAGTTACAGCAAATAATAATTATTATCTCGCTGTCGGTGTTGGTCATGAGAAAGAAAGGGAAAAACAAGATACAGATCAAACGAACTTTTATACTGATGTTGTAAATAATTTAGCTATTACAGTAGGATATAATCCCGATAATTATAGGGTTGTGACAGCTACTGATAAGACTAATTTTTATACTGATGTTGCAAATAATTTAGCTATCACAGTTGGTTATACAGCAGATAACTATAGAGACATCACAGCTGATGATAACAAAAATTGGTTTTTAGATGTAGCAAATAACTGTTCAATCGCAACTAAAAATAATTATTATTTGGGTGTAGGCGTTGATCATACAAACGAAAGACAAAAACAATCATCAGACGCAAGTAGTTTGTTTATAGATGTAGTCGGAGATATGGCTACAAATGTTGAAAAAAATTCTGTCACACGAATTAAAGGTAATCATACACATAAAGTGTTAGGCAATAGCAGAATGACTGTAAATTATAGTCTAGACATGGCTGCTATGTCATTAAATATTTCAACGCTGACTGGTACTAAATTTAATAGCGATGTGACGGTAGGTTCTCAAAATGCTAACTATAATTTATATGTAAACGGATCGTTAGGCACTTCGAAAGGTGCATCGGGTTCATTTACTACACCGACTGGTAGAACAGTCACGGTTGTCAACGGAATAGTAACGAGTATCGTATAATGTCTTTTCAAACAACAGTCGATTCTATCAACGAAATGAAAGCAGAGCTCGAGAGAGCTACTGGTGTAACAACAGTTGAAAACCCTGATGGTACTACTTCGAGTGTACCAGGTGAATTTAGTTGTGAAAGACTCGAATTATTATTAGACGAACATGTATCAGCGGTCACAGATGTACTCGATGAAAAAACAGCAGAAATTGCTGAAATAATGTCAAAATATGCACCAATTATGTCTATACCCAGCGATCCTTTAAAAATTATTGGATGGGCTAAAAAGGTAGTGACTGGTATGGTCGATCCTCAATTAGCTGCAGCAATTCAATTAGCGATAGAATTAGCTCAACTTGCTGGTGCGTTAGCGGGTCTCGCTTCAGCCGTAGCTAGCGCTGCTACTCGATTAGCTGATTGTATAGAGAGTGAAATCAGAGGAGCGCTTGACGATATTACAAATAGTTTGATGGAAAACGCAACAAGTTTATATGATCAAGCTACATCAATATATGAAGATATTCGAGATGACGCGCTCGATGCATTGGGTTATAATGAACTATTATCTTTATCAGCTGACGTACAAGCACAAATTGGTGAGCTTGACACAGCACTCGCAGACATAGGCGACGCTACGACAAGTATACAAGATTCTATTGATGATTTAGATGATATTCAAATACCGGCATAAATAGTAATTAAAAGAGAAAAACATGGGCATCAAAACAGCAAAGAAAAATCAAGAGTATGCACTTGTATCTCGTAGCCGAGATATCTACAGCGATTTTAATCATATATTTTTGCCTCATCCAAATACAAAACAGATAGCTCGAAAAACAAATGTCGACGCTGTTAAATTGGCTATACGTAATATTGTGTTGACAAATAAATATGAAAGACTACGGAATCCGGATTTTGGCGGAAATATCAAAAGATATTTGTTTGAGCCAATGACTCGTGATACAGAAGTAGAAATACAATATGACATAAAAGAATTAATAGAATTGTATGAGCCACGAGCTCGAGTTTTTGAAGTTATAGCAAACTCTTCTCCCGATGAAAATTCTATAAATGTCAAAATAGTATTTGGTGTTATTAATTCTTCACAGCAACAAGAAGTCGACCTCACACTTTATAGAGTAAGATAAAATGGCAACTACTAGTAACGACCTTACAACACTCGATTTTGCGGCAATAAAACAAAATCTAAAAGAATATTTAAAATCACAAGATATTTTTCAAGATTATGATTTTGAAGGATCAAACATTAATGTTCTTTTAGATGTTCTTGCATATAATACAAATTTAAATTCATTTTATTTAAATATGCTTTCTAATGAAATGTTTCTCGATTCTGCTCTTCTCAGAGATTCTATTGTTTCTCATGCAAAAGAATTAAATTATGTACCTCGATCGTTTAGATCTGCTACCGCAAAAATCGATATTACGCTAAGAGATAGTTCTGGTTCTGGTGACGTTATCATACCTCGCGGCACAACATTTACTGGCACATTGGGTCAGAAAAATTTTACTTTCTCAACTATAGAAAATGTACAAGCTATAGTTAATCCAGATGTCGAGAATGAATTTATAGCGACAGGAGTAACGATTAAAGAAGGAGATTTTGTTCAAGATACATATGTAACAAACGCGGCCAATCAACCAAGATTTTTAATTACTAATAAAACAGCAGACACAAATAGTATTAGAATTAGTGTAATTGAGGACAATGGTGAAAATGTTATCACGTATGAAAAAAGAGATAGTTTGTTTGGTATTGGCTCCGAAGATCAAATATTTTTCTTGCAAGCCGCAGAAAATGATACTTATGAAATACTTTTTGGAGATGGTGTTATTGGTAGACAACCAAAAAATAGTTCTATTGTATTAATAGAATATAGAATTTGCAACGGAGAACTACCAAACGGGATAAGAACATTTACTGCTGATAGCGATATTGGTTCAGCATCTGTATTAAATGTTTCCGTAACTGTTGAAGATGGTTTTGAAAGATCTGCTACTGGTGGTTCTCTTCCAGAAACTCTTGAAGAAATTAAATTTAATGCGCCTCGAGCATTTTCTACACAAGAAAGAGTAATTACTGCTCAGGATTATGCAACGTTGCTTAAAGCAAAATTTTCAGAGATTAATGACGTTGCTGCATATGGTGGCGAAGAATACGACCCTCCTCAATTTGGTAGAGTTATTGTTGCAATCGATTTAAAAAATACAGACGTTTTACCTAAGAGCAATCGAGACGAATATGCACGATTTTTGAAAGACAAAAGTCCATTATCTTTGCAGCCGGTTTTTGTTACACCGAATTATTCTTATGTGATGATTGATACTACAGTAAAATATAGTATCACACAAACATCATTGGGCATCGATGATATGAAAAGCTTGGTTCTAGCTGCAATACGTAATTTTAATTTTAATAATTTAGAATCATTTAATGCTACAATGCGATATAGTAATCTACTCACAGCTATCGATAATGCGCAATCTGCAGTATTAAGTAATGATACGAAAATACAAATAGCGAAATACGTACCGATTTCTCCTCTTGTACGCACAAATTATAATATCAAATTTGATTCACCCATTTCAGCAGTAATAACCGACAATTTCATCTATCAGGGTGTCGATTCTTATATCGGTGATAATGGCAACGGTGTTTTAAATATTATCAAATCAAATGGAGAGATAATCGAAGTTGGTTCGGTCGTATATACGACCGGCGTAGTTAGAATCGATGATTTCGAAGTGAGTACAAAAGCCAATTTAAAAGTAATAGCTACACCGAGCGGAGCAGATATCGTAGCTAGTAAAAATACCATACTTAGAGTTTTAGATAATGATATTAAAATAACGATTACACAGGTCACTGAGTAATGGCTTTAGATATTGAAAAAAATATTAGTCATCTGGTTAAAAACCAGTTTCCTGACTTTTACAAAGAAGAAGGAGAGATGTTTATTCTCTTCGTCAAAGCTTATTATGAATGGCTTGAAACAAATCAATTCTATGTAGATAGAGATGGCGACGGAATAAAAGAAACTCTAGTACAAAACCCCGCAAATGTATTATATGAATCTCGCAGACTTGCAGATTATAGAGATATCGATAATACAATTGACGATTTTATCATCGATTTTAAAAACAAATATCTTCCCAATATACAGTTTAATACTGCAACTAATAAACGTTTGTTTATTAAAAATGCACTAGAATTTTATAGAGCAAAAGGTACTGAACGTGCTGTTGATTTATTCTTTAAATTAGTTTATGGAATCGAAGCTGATGTTTATTATCCTGGAGACGATTTATTTAAGTTGTCAGATAATAGTTATGAAGCTCGTAGATATATCGAGATAGTGCCAAACGAAAAAAATGTGCAATTCGTAGGTCAGAATGTATTTGGTAAAACAAGCGGTGCAACAGCTTTTGCAGAAAAACTAGTGAGAACTAGAAAGGGAAGTTTAAATATCGATATATTATATCTCGCTGGTTTAGATGGCTCGTTTCAAACTGGTGAACAAATAGAACAAAAATCGCTCGATGGCGCATCAGATCTGAGTAATTTAATTGTTGGTTCACTATCACGTTATGAAGTTTTAACTTCAACAAAAGATTTTTCAATTGGAGAATTAGTTAAAGTAACTGATGGCCAAGGTAAAAATGCAAAAGGCGTTGTTTTAGAAACACGAGATGCTGTTGGTATAGTAGAATTTTCTTTTGATGGAGATAAACGTGGTTGGGGTTATGGACCAGATGCTTTAGTTATTGGATCTGATAGAGTAATAGAAACAGGTCAAATACATTTTACTAATACAGATTATTATTATCATATAGATCCTTTTAAACAATTTGATATTATAAAACAAGATCTCGCTGTGATTCTTGTTGACGGAGATGCAAATAATGCTACATCTATCGCCGATCTTGAAATAGGTCAATCGATTTATGCTACAGCAAATGATGATGTAAATGATACAATTGTTTTTGAAGGATTAATCGTAGATAAAAATGAAATTTTCGATCAGATTATAATTAATTTTAATGCTGCCGCTTACACAAATGCAAATACAAATATAATTGAAGATGATAACGGCCGTCATTTATTTAGTATAAATGGTTCTAGTAATAATATAACGACTTTTTGGGCAAATAATGCAAGCGGAAATAATCAATTAATTGCTGTTGAACCCACAACTAATTCCGTATCTGGTATAATCGATGCTTCGATCACAGCAAATGTAATCGGTATATCTAATACATTTACTATTGAATATACACCGGATAATCTTTCAATTATTTCTGGTGGAGATGTATTAGTACAAGAATTGCCTAATACAAATCTCATATATACAACAGTTACAGTCGCGAATACTTTCTCTAATACAGAAACTAATCGTTATTTTATGAATGTCGTCAGAAAATCCGGCTTTCCTCGAACAGATAGGCCGATGAAAAGATTGATAGATGGCGTTATACTTCCTACTGTAGCGATATCAAATGTTTCAATTGGAGTGATTGACGATGTTGTATCTTTATCAACAGGAAATCCATTTAAAAAATTAGCTAATACGTATTCAGCTAATACTCAATTAGGATCATATTTTCCTGGAGGATCTGGTGTAAATAGTTATACATACACAAAAAAGGCTTCATTTATTGGTCCGTCGAATACACGTGAAGATACTGTTGATTTGTTTTATTATGAGTCATTAAATTTTGATGGCGAATTAATGAAAATTAACACAGCAAATTTAGAATTAAAAATAGATGAGACTGCTTTAATCGACGCAACTAATAGTGGTACGTCAGATTTTACTTATATTGCAAATGGTAATGTAATTGAATATTCTAATACTTCTCTAGAAGCAGCATTAAATTATACACAAGTTGCTATACCGGCAGGAAGTTTAGAAACAATTGTTACTACAAACCCAGGCGAAGGCTATGGTGCTGATCCTATTTTCATTGTATATGAGCCTCGAGCTGCACATCTAGAAAGATATGATTATTATATACGGTTTAGATCCGAAGGCGAAGAAAACGATCTACAGAAAAATTTTACTATAGGAGAAAAAATTACTACGACTGGAAAATTAGCAGAAGCTAGAATTACAGATATTAATCTATTGAGAAGAGAATTGATATGTACTAGATTAAATCTTGCTAATGAATATGACGTTGCAAATACTGCAGTAGAAGAAAGCAATTTTCATACTGAAGACGACTTTAGACATGGAGATTTGATCACTGGTTCAATTTCAGGTATTAGTGCTATCATCGAAGAAGTTAATGAAATGAGAATGCAACCAAGAACTGGTGTCAACGCTTCTATCAATTCACCTGCACTTTCTGGTTCTGGTTTTGCAACTCATGTAAATGTGTATGATTCTGGATTTGGTTATTTTGGAAAACGTTTTTCGGTTGTTAGCTCTACATATGTAGATGGTGAACCACTTACTCTTCAATCTTTAGTAAATAGTAATCGTAATATTACTGCTTACGGTTTTAATGAAATTCATGGCATAGCTCCAGGCAGTCATCCAACTAGAAGATCTTTTCTGAGTTCGGATAAATATCTTCCAGACAATGATTACTATCAAGAATATTCTTATAAAGTCCTTACTGCCTTGCCATTCAGTAAATATAAAAACACTTTAATAGATGTTTTACACTTAGCTGGTACAAAACCATTTGGTGGATATGTGGGTACTTCAGAAGAAAGTTTGCAGATAGTAGCTGAATCTGATACAACAAATTGGGATATAAAGAATTTTACATTATTTGTAAATCAAAACACATTTTATAATGCATCAGCTAATAATGCATAAATATTAATATTCAACGGTATTTCTAATGGCTAAAAAACTTGTCCCAACAACTATCAAGACACACTTGATCGATCAAGTAATCGAGTCTGTTACTGAGGCCTCGAATACTTCTTATTACGCGTTTATGGGTGATCATATCACGGAAGCTTCTACTATTGAAGAAGTTGATTTTCCGCTTGAAACAGTCAAGACTTTAAATCCGAGTTCATATAGAAATATGATTTTTGGCAAAAGATTGTCTGGTAACGATATGAAATTTGTAGTGAATAGACATAACTGGACAGCAAATACTGTTTATGCTATGTATGATGATGAAGATACAGAACTACAATCTAAAAATTTCTATGTTGTCGTAGATGAAGATTCATATAAACATGTATATAAATGTTTGAATAACAATAATGGCGTACCTAGTACTGTGCGTCCTCAATTCGAAGATGCTAAATACGATTCTGATCTTTTTGCAAGAGGCGATGATTATTATGAAACTACTGACGGTTATCAGTGGAAATATATGTATAGTATCGACTCTGCTACATTTACTAAATTCGCAACACAAAAATACATTCCAGTTACAGCCAATACTGTAGTTGCAGAAAATGCTTCTGAAGGCTCAATTGATGTTATCAAAGTTGTAGACGCAGGTAGGGGATATAATAATTTTATATCAGGTAAATTCGCGCTAGCGGATTTTAATCGTATCGGTTCAAATTTTTCTGATTACGGATTTACTTCAGCGTCAAAAGTATACAAAATAGATGGCGCTGCTAAACAAATCAAGAATTTTTATCAAAATAGTATCATCTATCTTACTAGTGGCGTAGGACGTGGTCAATATCAAAAAATTATATACTCCGTAGAAATAGAAGCTCTTAATGGTGTTTTTATCGAGCTCGAAGAAAATTTCACTACAATGCCAAATCAAACTACTACATATGAAATATCACCTGCAGTACAAATTATAGGCAGCGGAACTGAAACTGTAAACGCAGTAGCGCGTGCAATTGTCGATAGTACTTCAGCTAATACTATTAAGAAAATAGAAATGCTCGAAATAGGTAAAAACTATTCATTTGCAACAGCCACGGTTTTAACCGGCGATCCGGATGTCAATACAGGTTTACGACCATTTTCAACAACACCAGCTGTAATTAGACCTATTTTGTCTCCGCTCGAGGGGCATGGAGCAAATACTGCATTAGAATTAGGTTCAAAACGACTATCAATGTATATGAAATATAATCGTGATGAATCCGGATTAGTCGATCCTACAAATTCATTTGCTCAATTTGGTATTGTAAGAGATCCTAAATTCGCGAATGTTGCAATATATCATACAGCTATCGATAGCAGTTTTAGTGATAATGAAAAAGTATTACAATTCGATGAGATACAAATACAAGGTCTTTTTACAACAAATACTACTTTGGGTGAATTTATCGAATTACAAGCAAACGCAACTATGGGTTTTGATACATTCTTACAAAGTGGAGATAAAATACGTGTGCACAATGGCACTGATTCTGAAATTTTAACTGTAGGAACAGCATCAAATACTACAGCAATTAATTTTACTACTGTTCCAGCAATTGCTACTGGAACGAGTATCACTTGTAATGCACATTTAGTAACTGTTTCTTCAGAAGCATTTATAAAAAGCACCAGTTTTCCTATGGCTACTGGCGCTGTTCAAGGTATGTTACTCAATAATGCAAAACCTGAATGGCGAAAAGGAAAACAAATATATGGAGTCACAACTAAAAATATAGCTACTATTACAGGAATTGATATAAATAGTAGGATAGATGATGACGAAGCCGATTTTAGATTTGCTGATTTTAATCAGATGATGAAGATCAATGGAATAGTGACAGTAGGCTCATTCCAACCAAATGAAACCATTACTCAAGGATCTTCTACCGCTAAAATACATTCAGTTGTAGCTACTGGTGGTTCTAAATATACTTTGAGCGTAACGAATGTAGTTGGAAAATTCGTCACAAATAGTAATATAACCGGTTTGACTAGTACAGCTGTAATGAATCCAACAACAGATGCTATAGATATTACACCTGGAGATCTAGATTATAATACCGGATCAATTATCTATCTACAAAATGATATTCCTGTAGATAGAGATGAAAATCAATCAGAAGAAATACGTGTAATCTTGGAGTTTTAAGAATGCCTTTCGACACAAACTTAGAAGCTTCTCCTTATTTTGACGATTTCGATAGATCAAAAGATTATTATCGAATTTTGTTTAAACCTGCTACTGCAGTACAAGTAAGAGAAGTAAACCAACTACAATCAATTTTGGCTGATCAAGCTGAACAGTTTGGAGATCATATTCTTAAAGCTGGCACAATTGTAGATGGCTGCGATTTTAGTTTTAAATCACAAATGGATTATGCTAAAATTCTAGATACTACAGTTAATGGTGAAGCTGTAGACATCACAAAATTAAACGGACTTTTTGTCAAAGGTCTTTCTAATAAGAAGAGAGCTCAAATATTTCACGTCGAAGATGGTAATGAAGGCGACGGAATTAATCTTAAAACTCTTTATGTGAACTATACAGATGAGAGAGATACGACATCAGAAAACCAAACTTTTGTTCAAGGTGAAACTTTAGAAGTTTATGCCACTGATGATAGACTTTGGGGTTTCAATGTAGTTGGCGGCGGCAACGTTACGGCTTTTTCTAATACTGATGCTATTGCTATTGTTAGCGCGATTGAAATCGAAGTAGTCGCAGGTGCTTCAAACGACTGGGCAAATAATTTTGTATCTGGAGAACAACTTCAAAACGCTGATGGTACCATCGATGTATTTCTGACTACGGACGACGGTACAATAGACGGCGAACCTGCATTCTATGTAGAAACAGAATCAGAAACTGCTATTCTAAGAATTAAGCCTAATCCAGCCAAACAATTTGGCGCTGGTATTGATGTCAATTCTTGGAATATTCCAGATGGAACTATACTTACATCAGCAACTAGTGCGAATGAGTTCAGAGTTATTAGATCTATTGGCTCAGGCGCAACGGCTTCAGTATTGACTACTTCTGCTGGTCAAATTAATAAAATTGAAATTTCTACTGGAGGCTCTGAGTACACGACACCGCCACATGTTAGCATCTATTCGATAGCAGCTACCCAACAAAATGTTACTGGTCTTCTTATTAATCCTCAAATGTACTATCAAAGAGTACGAATTGCTGATACTGCCAATTTTACTAATCCTATCGGTGTTGGCTTTGGAATGTCAATACAATCAGGTAAAATATATCAAAAAGGGCTTTTTCTAAACGTTCTTGCACAATTTACAATGATTGATAAGTATTCAAATACTCCAGATGCTATCTCAGTTGGATTTAATAGTACAGAATCTATCGTAAATGTTTTTACAGATGGCACACTCTATGATAATGCAGCTGGTTTTCTTAATCAATCTGCTCCTGGTGCTGATAGATTAAAATTGACTCCTGTACTTGTCACAAAAACTGAAGCCGAAGCAATAGAAACTGCTGACTTTTTCCCTATTGTTAAATTTTCTGAAGGTCGACCTTACGATCAACAAAAAGAAACACAGTATGATAAACTAGGGGATATGATTGCACAAAGAACATATGAGGAATCTGGAAACTATATTCTAGATCCTTTTGAAGCGACTACATCGTCGGCTTTAGCGATGGCTAATACTAACACTCATTTTAGAGTTGTAATCGATCCTGGTCATGCGTATATTAATGGATTTAGAATTCAAACCGAACAAAATTTTGCTAAAGAAGTTGAAAAGGGAACTGATACATTTAATCAAACAAATATAGGTACAGATGCTGCATATGGCAGCTATGTGCGTGTGCATCAATTAGCAGGTGTCCATTCATTTAAAAATAATCAATTAGTCAAATTGCACAGATTAGCTGCTAATTTTATTAATAATTACGATTATGATGGTGGTTCAGGAAGTGGAAATACAGTATCTACTGCTACAATGTCCGGTAATGATGAGATTGGAACTGCTAGAATAAGAAGTATTACGCACGAAAGAGGAATACAGGGTACAGAAAATGCTGTGTATAGAATTTACCTATACGATATACAGATGAATCCCGGTCGTAGCTTCTCGCTTGTCAGATCAATTTACTCTCCTTCAGACAGTGGTTCAGAAGATGGCGTAGCAGATATTTTACGAGATGTTGCTATCAATGTGTTACCCGATTTAAAAAGGGCAGCAGCAGATGGAAGTACTATCGACTACGCTAATAAAAAAATTGCTGTTTTGCAACAAGCAAAAAGCGAATCTTTAGTATTTAATACTGGTCGACCAGCAAAAGCTTTTACTAATTTTTCTTACATCTTTAGATCAACAGATGATAATTTATATGCTGATAATAACGGCATAATTTCAGTCCCTTCTGTCAATGGTACACAATACACTTTTCCTTATATAGAATCTCTAAGCGATGCTGAGGAAAATGATCTTATCATTGTACCCACTGGCGATGTACCACTGTCATCAGCTACATACACTGCAGTTGGATTAACAGTAAACGGCACTAAAGTTACAATTGATAGCTCTACACCTTCTGCTGATGTGACAAATGATTTTCGTGTAGGAGATTGGCTTAAAGATGTAGATGGAAACGTTTGTCAAATCACGAGTATCATTAGCTCAAATGTATTCAGAATGAGAACAAATAGCGGATTTGGCACGACTACTAGTGGCCAAACGTTTACTCGATTCTTCCCGAAAGATATACCCATCG